ATGATTGGATGTGAGCCGCTGTAACCATGTTGCGCTCAAGCTCGACTTGACGCTTCTCCAGCGCTTCAACTCGCGTCATAAACGCAGTTGTGCTGTTTTGGTTCTGTGAAATAACATTTTGAAGGCCTGTTATCAGACCCTCAAGCCGGCCAAGTCTGTCAACAATGGCGAGCATCGGACTTTCGTTTTCTCCCATTGAAGGCTAGCAACCCAGCTCTTGCGAAATTTTAGCCTTAAAAAGCTTTACAATACTTCATGTTACGACCGTAGGGCTTTCAGCTTGGCTTGACTTTCATGATCCAGCCGTCATTTGGACCTTTCACTAAGAATCTTGGATTGAAGTTTTTGAACGAATATCTCCGCTTGGCCCCGTTTTTAGTCGATGTGTAACCGCCATTTACAAGGTCGGCTTCGCCATTTGGATCTTCAACAATCCAATGCGTATCATCGAATCCAGAAATAACAGACCAATGGCCCCCACCGCTCGGATTTTGAACGGGTCCGTGATGCAGCCAGCCAACACCAACCGGTCTTCCAGCAAGAATTTCCTGTTTGACCATTTCGGCCGATGCGTTGGTGATGAACTGCGCATTTAAGCCCAGCGACTGCAAGGCACGTACTTGCGCATTTGCGTCAGTTGTGTCACCATATTGCGCTCGGATTTTATTGTACTCGTCATCATTCTTGACTTTATTCCAGTACATGGCAATCATCGCCATGGATGATGAAAAGCACTCTCTTGATCCGGTCTTGGAGACGTTATCAAGCTGGCTCTGCCATGTGAGATTCAGCGCTTTTGACGTAGGCGCTGGTTTTGGGGTTTCTGGCTGCTTTCCAGAGGGGATTGCTTTCACGGCCCTTTCGTAAGCCGCTTCTCTGTCTTGAAGTCCATTGGCTGGATCCCTGCCATTGACCTTGGCGCTGACCTGCTTGCAGTTTGCACCATTGTCAATAAAGGAATTCATGGCATTGAGATGCCACCAGAAACCGGCAGATGTAAACGGATATTTGTTGGCCACATACTGGTAGCCAAGCATCACATCTTTGTCGCCGATAAAATCAGCCAGGCGTTGATAGTTGTATCTGCCCGTCAGCTGTAATGCACCGGCACCCTTGAATCTTGGGCCATCGCCTTTTTGGGTGTTCCCAAGGTCTTTTCGGCCTTCGTAGGCATCCCCGGAAGCCAGTTCAACCATCCATCGCAGCCCACCAGATTCATGACATGTCTGCGACAGGAAATGACGGATCCTGGCTGGCGTGTTGATCGAGAACCTTCGCAGGCATTCGTTCAAATCAGCTAGCTGGGTTGGGCTCAGGGCACGCTCAAACACTGCCGTCGCTTGGGCCATCGTGACCAGTTCGCCGGCTCCCGGCGGCATCGGCCCACTGGGCTTGGTGGGGGCCTGCTGCTGAGTCTCCTGGGCGCCAGTCCAGACGCCGTAGAGCGCTCCGTCCCGGTTCAGGGCCTTGGGGTCCAGCTCCAGCAACCGGGTCAACGATGCCTTGACGAAAGCCCTGTGCCTTGCGAGCGAGGAATCAAGGTTCTCCGAAAAATCTTTCGGCAATGGTTGAGCCGTCATTCCTGCTGTTCGCTGATTGGTGGATTAGCTTCAAACTCAAGCGCGACTTCGTTCAACTCGGCATCCGTCAGCGGGAAGTCTTCCGGCAGGCCGATTTCGCCGTCGTATTCAATTGTGCCATCCGGGAAGATGTTTTGCAGGAGGCTGTAGGCGATTCCCTGCTCTTGCTGTTCTTGTGGTTCGGTCATGATCAGTTGATTCTGTAAGTAGCATAGCTGTTGTCAGCTAGCTTCCTGGTTGAGAACATGGCGGAGGTTTCGGGGGCAACTACCATTTTTCCGACAACTACGTGAGTTGTGTTTGCAAGCACTGTAACAGACCAACCCGAAGCAACAGTTGCCTGATTGATCAATGTCCACTGGAATGATTGGTCAACTTGCAAACCAAAGAAGCCCCCTTCAATTCCAGCGCCTGTTGGAAGCGTTAGCGTAATGTTTGCTGTTGGCGTTGCAAGACGTATGCCACCGATCAAACTTGCAACACTTGCCGTTGCCGTTACATTGCTGTTCGTTTCAACTGTGCGACGCAGGAAAGTCGTTCCAGTCCTTACCTCTCCAGCGAAGTAGTTTGGAGCAGCGCCAGCCGCAAAGAAGTTCCAGCGCCCAGAAACTGCACCAAGGTTTGAGTGGAAGCCGTAGTTGTTTGCGGCGCCTGCTAGCGTATTGTGCGCTGCAAAGCCATATTGGTTTGTAACAGAAGTGCCCAGTGTTCCTTCTGATGCGAAAAAGTGACGAAGATCGGTAAGGTTGGTGCCGCCAGCCGTTGTAGTTGGCTGAGACAGGAATGTAGCACAGGCAACTGTTACGTCAGTCGCGATGCTCGGTGTAAGGACAACACCGTTTGCACTTGTTCCGCCTGTCACCGGAATGCCGAGACGAATAGCGCCAGCGGTTCCAGTGAGGCTTCCGGTGAAACCAATGCCAAAGCGACCCTGGCCAATCCGCAGCGATTCAGTGCCAAGGATCGACAGGCCGACAATGCCGGAGCCGATTCGATAGAAGCCCGTGCTTGTTTCATCCGAAAAAGACGCCCCAGGTGCTGCCGCTGTGCCAGACCCAAGCAGCGCAGATCCAGTGATTACTGGAGAGGCAAGAGTTTTTTCGCTAAGTGTTTGCGCTCCGGCTGTTTTTACGAGTTCAGCCGGCAAGTCTGTCAGCGCAATTGGACGGAATGTCGGATTGGCAGCACTTCCGGTAGCGGGACCAGCCCAGAATGAGCCCGCAGACTGAGTGAGGAGCGAAAGCGTTAGTGTTCCGCTGGAGTTGATCGGTCCGCCAGTAATATTGAAAACACTGGTTGCGCCAGTTGCACTTGAAGGAACTGCATTGACGCTCGTAACTGTGCCACTGCCAGTTCCGCCGCTCGGGGGAACGTAAGCGTTCCCGGCGTTGTCTACATTTACAATGTCTGTTCCAGACGGAATGAATACGCCGTAGCGGCTGCTACCTGCAGGAATCTCCCAGAGATAGGAGCTGGCGCTTCCAATTCCGCTTGAGACAAAAGCGGAGGCTAGTGCAAATGGGAAGCCGGATTCACTTGGCAGCAGTGGGGTCGGAGTTTGGAATGTTTGCCGCTCAATTCCGATCGCAGCAACGGCTCTGATTCCGTAGAACTGCGCCAAGCTGCCTCTATTGGCGACTACGACCGAGTAGTCGTTGTAGCTGGTTGCGCCACCTTGCGCAAAGATTGCAATAGTTGCTGCGCTGAATCCAGCATCAGCCTGGATAAAATCTGCGCTGGTAAAATTTGACCCGTTAAAGTCAAAAGTGATTGCCGAACCAGAGAAGGGCTGGGACGTGTCCGGCGATAGGTCAATAGCCGCTTTATCGCGAACAACAAAACAAGTTGTTTGCCCCTTAGTGGCGGCAAATCCAGTCCTAGCAACTTTGATTCCAAGTTCAAACTTGAACGGAAGACTGTCTGTGCTTGCTGCTATGTTTTGCTTTGAGCTGATTACAAGCCTATCGCACAAGCCAAGTATTACCCTGGCGCTACCGGCAGACGCGTAGGTCAGGTCGATTTCGTTTTTGTTATTGAAGCCTGCCTGAGCTATAAAGCGAAGCTCATCCGTAACATCAAGGAATCGCACCCCAAGCACAGGTGAGACTTGATTTATGTTTGACTTGACACGGGAATTAACGAAATCAAGGCTTCCTGCCGTGATCTGTGTCCGACCAGTTGCCTGTTGGTTTGGTGAAGAAGTTGTTCCAGTGATGTTCAGGTTAACTCGCTGAAGAGTTACCTTGGCATTTGGGAACGAAAGGTATCCGCAATAGTGCTCTGCACCCCATCCTTGACTGACCCTCGTGGCGGAGGGGCCAGATGCAATCAAAATGTCGGTGGAGCCCGTGTAGCTGGTCGTTGTTACTCCACTTGCATTTGAATTACTGGAGGTGTAAAGAAGAATTTGAATATTATCTCTTGTGGTTGGATTTCTGTTGTCAATGAATTGCAGTGCTTGCCTGATCGTAGAAAATACGATCGTGCGCACAAATCTGTATTGATCGGAATTGCCTCCAAGGCTTGGCGTCGGGCCGGTCCATGTGTCAATGCCATGGATACTGGCGTTGGCCTTGATGTCAGTCCAGATCGCGGCCGGAATAGTTTCGTAGCTGGCATTGCCGCCACTGGTGAGAACGCCGCCATCGACATAGACGATCGACTCGGCATCCGACATCAGGCTCAGTCGGTCCAAAAAGTCGTCCTGGAAGGCCCCCAGGCCCTCGGGGGTTACCGCCAGGTCATTCCGGGCCAGGGCCACTGTTTCCGTGCTGTCAGCCAGCTCCACCACGCCTCTTACCGTCGTTGAGGCCGGTGTCAGGGCTGGCAGCGTGGAGCCAAAGCCATCGCCCCAGTTGGCCTGGCCGTTGATCAGGGTGCCATTCAGATTCAGCTGTCCCTGAACTGTCAGGGTTCCAGCGGTCAGCTGTTCAAAGGTGGTCGGAAACTCGACTTCATCAATCGGGACATCACGATCACCAAGATTTTCAACGGTGATCTCCTGGCCGGTGGCGAGATCTTGCAGGCCCTGCGGGGTTACGACAAAGCCCTCTTCATTGAAGCCACTGCCATAAACACGTCCACCGTTTTTGTTCGTAAAGTAGTACGTAAACTTGTTAAGTGGGCTCAGTTCAAGTTGATACTCTGGCAGCGATTTCGAGTAGTTAAGATAGCCGGCCCATTCCCATGCGTGCCCAAAAAGACGAATATTACTGGGACGCCTATATTCAATAGCCCAGTTTGCCCATGTGCTTGCAGCTCCACTTGGGTTGCCGATACCATCAAGTGCGCTGACGGGATTGCGTTCTCTGGTGGCAGAAGTCCTTGGCAGCAAAATAGTGTGCGCATTGCTTGCGCTAAAGCCAAGGCTCACCAACAGAGAGTGAACAGCAAGATAATCGGCAGCAGTCCGGTATTGATTACGAACTTCAGCATCAGTTGACCAGACGGTTGACAGGTCGTAGCCGCAGGTTGTTGATGCGTCGAGGGGATCGGTGTCCTTGTTGAAGATAATAACCGGCTGGCTGTTTTTCCAGAAGTCTTCTGGTCTATAGGTGCTCTCCATGTGAACATAGATCTCTTCCCACTTGTCTGCATCAAACGCCGTATCCTTGTTAGCCTGCTTACAGGCATAGGACTTCTGGTCCTTTCTCACTACATCGCCAATCCGATAAACTTGGCTGCTAGTCCAGTCGTTCGCTGCATTGGCGCGGCGAAGCTCTACAGAAGCGGATTTTGCGACACCAGCCCCCTCGGGCGCAATCGAGGAAGCAGAAGCAATGACAAGAAGCTGATTGTCTGGAATGGTGCCAGTGATGCCACCATTGCCAGGTGAAGTTTGAAGGATGTAATCGCGAACAGGAGTCCTTGCGAGGCTGGTAGTGTTATTGCATCGCAGCGAGTACCTCCTTTCGTCAACCGTGCGAGTATCTTGTAGGCGACGGACGTAAATCCGAGCACCAGCCAGCGAGGGGTAGTTGCCAATTTCAAAGCCTTGGCTATTGACAATAATGTCGCCAGGCTTCTTATTGTTTTCGTTTTGGAAGATTCCGGTTACAACAATGCGGTCTGGATTGGCAGAACTCCAAGGGGTTGATGCCAGCTGAGCCCTGTAATCCTCTCCCCGTGAGTTTTCAATCCAGACGTAGTGGCCGCTAACAAACGAATACCCGTCCCTGTCAAGGATTTGCGGAACACCGGGATTTACGATGCTATCGGCAAGGTTCTCGTCCAGAGTGATCGTCGTAGCGTTGTCAGCCGTTGACGAGGAGACGGTTCCAAGGAAGACTTGCTTGATGTTATTTGCCTTTTCCGTCAGGTTGGTGGCAACGCGAATCGTGCCGATATTCCAGCTGCTGTCAGAAAGGAAGGCGCTGGTCTTGTAACCTTCGGCCAGTGCGCTACAGCCGCCAAAGTTACTATTTGAGTTTGTGATCGTAAGCTCGCCACCGCTTTGCGTCCAGTGGTGAATTCCCTGGCCGATGGCAAAAACGCTCACCTCCTGCATGATGGCATCGTTGATCGCTCGCATGTGGAACGATCGCCGCGCCGGATTCATGCGGACGTTATCTGGATCAGTGCTGATGTATTCGGCGTAATTGGCAAAGCTGGTCCAGCTCGGTGTAGGCGAAGCGACATACTTCTGCCAGCACCTCAGGTCCTTTTGCAGGCTGACACCGGTAAACTGTGCCACGACCATCGACTTAAAGCCGCTGGGCTTGGCGCCGTCAGCAAAAATGCCGCACAGTCCGTAGTTACTGCGAATCGAGCAGTTGAAGATGTACGGCGAAGCTGATGTTGTAGTGTCGGTGGTCGCTGTCTGATTGCCAGAGGCGGGCCTTGGGCCAACAATCTCGTACTCCGATGTGCGAGTAACGGTTAGCGCTGGATCAAGGCCGCCGGTATTGTTTGGCCCAGCAAATGCCGTACGAATCTTGCCGTAGAACTCGTCAAGTTCAGCCTGGCTGGCGAACTCAAAGCAATGGAGAAGGTGGTGGCTTTCTTCGTAGCCCACCTTGTCCATAAACGTCAAGCCCCAGTAATAACCGGTGCCAGTAACCTTGAAAATTGACCGGCGATTACTCGTGTCGGACGCCTCGTCGGCATTTGCTGCCGGAACAAATTCAGGTCTGAGAATCGTTTTGCGTAGATCGCTGCTAACAGCTACAAGGCTGCAGCCGCGAGGCAGGATGATGCCACCAGTGCTGGTGGTGTTGAAGGCGCGAAGCTCCGCATCAGTCGGAACCTTGCCGTCAGCCCATTCCGATACGGACGAGCCAGCGCCATTCTGGACAATGGAAGCGCCAGGCATCAAGATGATGCTGACAAGATCGTTGTTGCCTAGCGGTTGCTCATAATAGCTTTTTGACGTAATAATGCCAGCTTCAATGATCGCACGGTTGATCGTCTTAAACGGCCTTGCTTCTGTGTAGCCGCACTCCAATCGCTGAAGCTCAATCCGCTGTGTTGCGGAACCGCCAGTTGAGTAACTACCGGAAACAAACTTATCGCTACCTGTATAAAAGTTGACGTAAAGGACGTATGGAGCGGAAAGCGGATCGTTGATCGTCGTGCCAGGGCCGATTTCAGCGCCACCAGCGCCAGCCATCTTCACGGCATCAACAAGAGCGGCCAACTGCTGCTTGACAATGCCTTGGCTGGTGGCAGTCGTGATAGAACCTGACTGACCAGAGCGAATGATGGACGACACGATTTAACCGACTGCCGTGGTTACACTATCGTAGCCCCATTGCATCCGTCACTCAAATACGCCTATCACTGGCTTGATGCCATTGCCATCAGAGTCCTTGACAACGACAAACTGAGACGAGTAATTGACGGCATCGTCAAAGCTTGCGGATAGCTCGCCAGGACCAAGCAAAATATCGCATTCAATCCACACGCATTCTTCCTTGCAGTTTCCGGCTCCTGATTCATCTTGTATTCGCAATCTCGCCCTTGCTTTTGACCCAGTTTCCGTCATCAACATCAAGCGAATAAAGTCCTTCCCGCTGATCTGGCCGGACTGGCTTTGCGACATTGGCACAAGCCCATTAAAACTACCAGATCCTCTAACGACATCCTTGACGCTATCACCAAAGTCTTCACCAATTGCAGTTGTGTCAAGAACTGTGGGATCTGTTTGAAGTGTCCACTCCCTGCAGGCGACGAGTGTTGACCATCCTCTTCGTTCTGGATCATCTGCAACTTCAGCGATCAGCGAAGGAAGGTCTACATAGTTCGTGACAGGCTCTTCTGTTTGTGGCGACTCGTAGAAGATTACTTCACCGAGCGCTTCAATTGCTGCAATGTATTCCGACGCTGAATCATAGGCCGCAATCAGAAGGCTATCAAACTGGACCTGCGACAAGGGAATCAGCAAGTCTTGGCTTTTGTTGATTGCGCCAATCTCGGAGCTATAAAAGCTGATCCTGTCCAGCCTGTCCCTATAGACGTACGCCGAAGTCGTCTGTGTGAACCCTGTTGATGCAGTGTCCTCCCAGAAGGGGCTGGCATCCGAGGCATCCCAGAAGACCCCGGCATCGTTCGTCCGGTGGTCCGTGTTCGGCCCCGTCACGCCCAGGCCACCCCAGAACCGATGGCCATCAGGGCAGGGTGCGTAGGCCGCTCCACCGACCCTCAGCGGCAGGCCAAGCTCTGAGTAGACCAACACCCGCTGGCCGGTCCAGAAGGCCTTGTCACGGCACAGCAGCGTCCCAGCGCCGGTCAGGCTCGACTGCGGGAGGGCCGTTGGGATGGGCCATTCACGACTGAGCTGAATTGAGCCCCCGTAGCCGAGAATGACGGACATCAGAAGCTGCCAGAAACTGCACCGGTGAACTGAATCGAAAGGTTGATCCTCAGTAGATCACCAACGGAAACAGATGCACCTCTTGATGTGATAATAGCAGTGCCTTCCCTGGTTCCATTTGACGTGTTCTTGATCCATTCAATCTTCAGCGTGCCATTTTGTGACACGTTCTGGTCAATTGCGTTGATCAGCGACTTTGCAACTGAATCTTCTGGATCGTAATAGAGCGTGCCGGAGAACGTGTTGTTTCTCAGTCGCGAGCTAATGTAGGTTCTGTCGCTTACGCCGAGCGTGGTTGTCTCAAGTGCAGGATTTTCTGTTGGCTGCTCTGCGGATACAAAGCTTCCAACGTGCTGTCCATTCCAGTAGACGTAGGCT